AGTTGTGCTTGTTTGAAACATCAAACGGCTTGAAAACGGGCTGCTAGACATATCGCCCGTGATGCGCTGGGCGGTGGACGAGAAGGTGAGGTTGCCGGAAGCCGAGAGCGTCGTGAAGGCGCCGGTGTTCGGAGTCGTTGCACCGATAGGCGGCATACTCGCTGCGATGTTCGTCAGCGTCAGTTTGTAGTTCGATCCAGAACGAGCAACGACGTACTCATCACCTGCTTGCGCCGGTGCGCCAGAAGGCAGTGCACTAATTTTAGTATCGGCCATTTTACTACTCCATCAAAAGGTAGGAGCCGCTTTCGAGTAATATATCATCTCCACCTTCTAACAACAGGTTATTAAGCAAACTAGAAGTTTGCCGCCGTACCCGTCGCATGATTAAGACGATATTTAACATATTACCCGCGCAGCGTCAAAGTGACATCTACAGCATCTCCAGCACCGCCGCTAATAGCGGGACGAAGGTAAACACCAGCGGTTGTGAATTCAAAATACCCGGCTGCGGTAGCACTAATAGTAGTGCCAGCAAGGTCTTTCATATCAAAGTAAGTTGAGTTGTCGTTGGAAACCTGCAACTTAACCGTAGCACCGCCAAAGGTTCCACTAAATTGCACAGCACCGGCTACGCCATCTTGCCCGGGAACCCCAAGCTGTACAATGGTATCGCCCGTAGCAATGTTATCCCAAACACTACGCATAATTGTCTGCCCTTGGGCAAACACCGGTGAAAATTCAGGAGATACAGTAGCCATAATTCAATCCTCTTTTAAATCCACGGTACCGACTTCGAGACGGTAGGCGGGGTTAACAAATCCTGCAACTTCTGCGTTGCTCGTAATTCAGTAGCATCCTTATCAAGACCGTTGACATAGCACCAAGACAGCACTTTGTCCTCTGTCAAATTGTCAAAAGGCACGAAATTGCCTTGCACGGGTGGCAATCCTGTTTCGCCATTAGTTTGCGCGGTCTTGCCGTCTTGTGAGGCTGAACATATCCAGCTAACCGCAGCCACCACATCGGTGTGCTGACCTTCGGCAGGCTTTACTTCGAGTTTTGTAACTTTCCAAGTAATCATGGGTATACCTATCAGGTTAATGCAGCCGTGGATCGCCAAGTGCCGCCGCTGTAAACGTAAATCTTGTGGTTTGTTTCGTCGTAATACATGGGCACGTTGCCGGTCGGGTTCGTTGGTGCGCCAGTCGGGGCGCCTGCGGCAGCGGGGATGTGGGTAAATCCGCTAGTCATTCCGGTAGTACCCGCAACCACCTCAACGCCGCCCGCAAAGTAGTTACGAGCGGTACCATTGGCATAAAAATTCCAACGACCAGAGGCTGCAGAAAGGTCTGCTAAGAATGCATAGTTATTGGTAGCACCCACCATAGTAGACTGCACCAAAAAACCGTACTGGTCGGTGACACTTGATCCTGCACCAAACGCGCCTTGGTTTACGCGAAAATGTTGTAGCGAAGCGCAAGTAAACGATGCGGCTTGCGTACCGACTTCGGAACTAAACGTAATTGCCGCCGTGGTAGACGTACTTGGAATTGTACCATCTGCATTTGTTACCCATGTAACATTTGAACTTGATGGAAGAGTTCCCGTAATTCGTACTTTATATGCTGCGTTTGGGGCACCCCCAATACCAAGGCGACCAGTAATCAAATTGTCTGCCGAACCACTCATATAAAGGTTATAGCGGTTAGTTCCTTCGGCAATACTGCCTTGAAAGCCGTAGTTGTTCGTCGCGCCCGTTAGCGTGGAATTGGCAACAAACCCTACCTGCGTCGTTACCGCAGAGCCTGCACCAAACGTACCTTGCTGTGCTCGATAGTGCTGCAAAGTTGTTAGCGTAAAAGACGCCGCCTCCGTTGAAGGGGATGAGTCATATATCCGCGCAGCCGTCGTTGTTCCGCTCGGAATCGTTCCTATTGAACGAGTAACAGTGGTATTCCCACCGGAGGTTGGATAAGTTCCACCGATTTGCAATGACGTTTCTGCGGCAACACCAGCGCCAATGCCGACACCTTTATCAGCACCCGTTGTCGGCACATTAACTAAATTAGTGCCGTTTAATTCCATGTCTGCGTAAGCAAAACCTATGGGTGTTGTATTAGGCATAATGATTCCTTACGGAGCAAGGTACGAGATAGAAAATTCCAGCACGTCGCCTGAAGCCCACGTATACGGCCAAGTTCCGCGCACTGACTGGTTTTGGTAACCGATGCTCAACACCAATTCGCCAGCACCAATAGCCACTTCGCCAAGATAAATAAAGTTGCCGCTATTAAGTTTCATATACGCAGCGCCAAAACGCTGGCTGTATCCCGATGGTGTTCCGGTTGCGCTAGAGATTCGCGGTAACGAAAACGTCCATGCGCCCGCGCTGTCACCGTAGGTCGTCGTGCTACCCATAACCATGCGAAAATAATATTCAACTTTGAATCCGTTATATGTAACAAGGGATTCGATGGTGCCATTGTTAAGTACAGGTCCAGTGCCTGCGGATTGCGACCACGTTGGCGTATAGACGCGCTGACGATCCGTAATGAAACACGCCGCCACGCCACCTGCTGCGGGACTAATGCTGCTGTTATCAATCGTCAACGTATCAAACTGGCAGTTAGCCAGCATCAAACCTTGGCAACTGGTCAGTTGCGTGGTGCCGCTGATCGGCACGTTAGTAATGGAACTATCGCCCATCGACAGCACAAGCGGAGTTCCCGGCGTCGATACTCGACCATTGGCAATCTTATTGACCACGCATTTGTCATACGTCGGTCCAGTAATGAACCCGCGAACAAAAAAGCCATCAAGCGTAAATGCGACAGTGTTGGTCAGATCAAACTTGCCGTTTGATAGCCAAATGTTTTGGAAGAATCGAGGTACGTTGGTGGGGTAATTCTCACCCACCTTAATCGCAGTGGTATCCGCAGAAGCCGCAATCATGTCGGCAACGAAATTAGTAACGAACGTGCCTGCGCCAGATGTTGCCTGGTATTCAAGCGCGTAAGTCACATTGTTTGTGACACGGACATTGTTGATGACTTGTGAAAATCCCGTGCTGACATAGATGCCGCGTCCGGTGTAAGTTGCGCCAACACAATCCAGATTTAGGTTTTCCAAACGGCACAATCCAACCATGTTGATAAGGTCGCCATTAGCACCTTTCTTGATGGTTGAAGTACCTTGCATCGAACCGCCTTCGCCTAAGAAGCATTGGCCCGACAACATTTGCAAAGTATTGGTAACGAGGTAAGTTCCTTTTGGAAAAAATACAGTACCGTTTATTGTTGCGGCAGCAATTGCAGCCTGAATTGCAGTTGTATCATTTGTTGTGCCATCACCTACTGCGCCGTATGCTTTAACATTAACAAACGGTCCATATCCAATAACAGAATCAGTCACTGAAAATGACGTAACTCTAAGTTCAACAAGACTACCTGCTGCAAATGAATTTGCTATTGAACCTTCTTGCGCACGTACAATAGTCATTGCATCGCCAGCGCGAGCAGTAACTTTTACTACTTCAAACGTTCCGTTTGCGCTAGAAATTGTAAGATAGAAATAGTCACCGGTAGAAAGAGTAGGAAATTTAGAACCTTCACCAGTGGCAACAACAATGCCTGTGTTACTTGCTGTAATAGAACTAGCAAGTGTAGAAAAAGCATTATTTTTAAGTTTAACGGGCATTTAATTACTCCAGCAAAATAGCTCCACGTTGGATTATATATTCATCCAGCGTAGCAGCAGTAATGCGAGATTCAATCCTACAATTTGCTGGAAATGGTATAGCAATAGTATCTTCCTGTGCTCGAACAATAGTCATAGTGTCATCAAATCTTGCAGTAACTTTAACTATTTCTAGATTACCAGCGGTATCTACAATAGTACCGTAAAAATAATCTCCACTTCCAAGAATAGGAAAACGCGCTCCTTGCCCAGAACTTACAGTAAGTGTGGTAGCACTACTTGTAAGGGCAGTAGGAATCGTAGCAAACGCATTATTTTTAAGTTTAATTCCCATTTAATTTTTACGCATTGGCAATTGTTGTTACTGTGCCACTACTACCACGATATTTTAATGCACCACTTTCGACGTATAGTACTCCACCACCTGTAGGATTAACAGATGGAACAGCAGTTGCATTTACAATTGCAATTACTCCAGAGCCACTACCAAACGAAGTACTACCAATTCCAAGATTGCCAGTATTTATAAATACATTTCCTGTAGAACTTATCTCCATTCTAGGAATATTGTTGGTAAGTAACGCAAACGGATGGTTTGATTGTGTTCCGTTAAAAGCAAACGTACTTGCTGCGTAACCCACAAACTGCGTAACCGTGCCATCCGTAGCAATTGCCTGAGCGCCGCCGGTCGTGCTTTTAAACGATGCCGCAGGGGTAGCGCCCGTATCTACGGTCAGCGCATAGGTCGTCGGGTTTGCGCCGATGCCAAGGTTCGGGATGTTGTTGTTAAGCGCAATCGGGTTGTTGTTGAGGCTAATGCTGGAAACAAATTGGTTGGTTCCTGCAATCAACGAGTTGCCAATAAACCGATTGGTTGCGCCTGTAAACGTATGGCCGGAATCGCGTATGGCCTGCTGCGTAAACGATCCGTTCGGTGACACGAACACATTGTTGAGTATATCAACGTAAGACGTGGTGCCCGTATTAAATTCAATCGCGCCGCGAGCTGCGCCACTTGTCGCGCCGCAGTCCTTAAAGACGTTGCCTTCAAACTTGATTCGACTGCCGGTAAAGACCGAAATGGCGTAATCGCCCGTGCCATTAACGCGAGTAAACGAGTTATTAACGAACGACACATCAAGCACGTTCGTGCCGGGATAGCCCAAGAGTGACGTAGACCCGCCAACAAATTCGTTGTCTGCAATTACAGCGTCGTTGATGTTCCACACCACAATGCAGCGGCCTGGGCCGGTCGTTGGCATCTTGATGTAGTTATTGAGGATGCGAACGCCAAGGTTTGGCGTGGCGTCCGTAATGGCCGCAATAGGCGGCGCTGCAAACGGATTACCAAACTCAAAGAAGATACCGTAGTGGTTGTTATTTGGCGCGTTCGGGCTATCAATATAGTTGCCTTCGATGACAAATCCGTTTGGTGCCGTTGTAAAAGTCTGGATCGGCAGCAGCACCGTAATCGCGCCTACACCGCCCCGGCAGTCATAAATACGGTTGTTGCGGATGCTGATGTTCTTGATGACGTGATAAATGTTGGCATCTGGCTCAACGTCGATAGCGCCCGGCATCGTGGACTTTGTGCAGCGCGTGAAGTAGTTGTTCTCAATCGAGACGCCGTTGCCGTCGATAACGCTGACACCGTTACGGTTGTCGTTATTTACACCATTGATATAACAGTCACGAATTGTAACGTTAATATTATGGCGTTCTTGTCCAGCAATGTCTCCACTTCCAATCAAAATACCGTCACCACGGAATCCTTCGATAACACAACGTTCAATTACACAATCTCTTACGCCACTAAATGAAATCAAATGGACAAATTCAGAAAAACCAAGTAATGCAACTTGCCCTAAAAACTTTAAATCTTGAACAGTTACGTTATCAACATATACTGATGAAGAACCAGAGTTAATATAAAATGCACCTCTGCTGGTTGTCGTGCCGGTATAAGAAATAACCGACGCCGCACCTTCTCCAAATAGTGTGCGATTTGAGGGAATACTAATAGGGTTGGATACTAGATAAGTACCCGCTGGAAAAAATACAATATTCTCAGAATTTACTGCATTCTGAATTGCAGTAGTATCGTCAGTTATGCCGTCGCCAACTGCTCCGTAAGTTTTTACGCTTGCATCTGAACTGTAAGAACCAACAGCGTCAATTACAGATTGAGCCGTAATTCTAGCTTCAATTCGCGCTCCTATTGGAAATGCTAATGGAACAGTTCCTTCTTGGCCACGTACAATAGTCATTGCATCGCCAACACGAGCAGTAACTTTCACTACTTCATAAAAATTTGCGCTATTGGATAGCGTTGCATAAAAATAATCTCCGGTAGAAAGAATTGGGAATTTATCTCCTTCACCAGAAGTAACAATTAAGCCAACATCTGTCTCCAATATAGAAGCAGTTAGAGTAGAAATAGCATTATTTTTAAGTTTAATTGCCATTTTACACCCCAAATGACTGCATACGTGCAGTCATAACCCCGCGAACGTTTCCGAGGTTAGCACGCGCACGGCGTTCGTTTAAGTGAAAGATATACTGTTTCGCATGGTAAGCAGCTAATTCCCGGTCACTCCAGTTTGTATTTGGAAGAACTAGAAGATGCTGAAGCGCATTGTGAACTATAACATCTTCTAGTTCATTAAATATAACTTCATCCATTCCTGTAGCAGTTCGCTTTGGCTTTAGCGCCAAAAACATTCGCACTTCGTAAGTCTGATTATTGTCCGGTAATGGAAGAACTATGTACTTGTCAGGAGTTAACTGACAGATAGCCGCAGGTGTACTTGCTTCTGCAATTACAGAACTAGGAAGTACAAACGTATTCTGTTGATTAAACTGTTCTTCATTGTAATATGGATCATTAAATGTACTAGTTGGAGTTTGACTCCAAAGCACCGATGGATTCTGTCCACTATACAAATCAGCCCAACATGGCCACTGAAATAAAGCCTGTTCGAGCGTAAGTTTGTTTAGAGCATTGCAATTTACCAATGCATCAAAAACTACGTGTACATCGGTATTTATAGGTTTGTTATATGGATACTCGTGAACACCGGGTAGCAGATTAAAAAGAGGAACTTGGTAACGCCAAAACAACGTGCGTTCACAAACGCGAATTGCCGCATCCCGGATGTATTGAACCATCGTAGGTTGCGGACAACCCGGTACGCTCGGACTGACTTTATAGACTAAACTTGAAAACTCGCGGTCGGACATTAGACCACCTGTCTCGGATCAAGTCCGCCTTCTTCAGTGTCCGTAATAGTGCGGGACTGTAGCCCCACTCCTAGGCTTTGCGTAAACGAATCGAAGAACAACTTAGCCCGTCCAGAATTGACGTGCTCGTTATCGACCGACTCAGCCATGTATACCGTGCCATCTACAACTGTTGCCAGATACGCATCAGGTAGAAGCGCAATTGTCTGACCAATCGTATACGCCGGTGGAGACTGAATGTACTCCGCAAGCAGTTGCGTCCCGGTTGTTGGACGTGGATACAGAAAGAATCTGTTCGGATTTCTAACGTGCCGAACGTAGTTAACTGGCGTACCAGAAGCCTCGGCTACCCATCCTGGGGTAGATTGATCCAGCATGTCACGGGAAACTTCCGTAACGGCATTACCATTCACGACCTGGAATATCTCTACAAGTCTTACGGAATCAGAAGGACAACTCTGAACAACTGATCCTGCCGTAGTTGGAATGTTGGTAATGTACGAGAAAAGATCAGGACGCAAAACGGCCATGCGCTTCAAGGTTTCATTAACAAACCCAAGTAGCACAGTGTCGCTATAACGCAACGGAGCCGATTCGTCTTGAATCAGCCTTCTGACTTCCGTTATTACGTCCTGAGGTGTCATTACGGTAAGCGCCTCGAAGCGTCAGCCGCCAACTCGGGCGGAGTATACGGTGGAGGTTCAGGAATGTCAGCAGTAGTCAAATCCAACCCATCCTTCTTGCGTCGGCGTTTTTTAGGTTCCTCAACCGTTTCTTTCTTCAAGAACCTTTCGGGGTACGCTTCTTCCTCACCCACTTCTTCGCAAAGAGGATTAGCAGCCAGAATAGGATTCCAGTCGTAAATCCATCCGTCGAGTTTGTGGCGAAGATAGCGACTCATTACTTCTTCCCCAACTTCTTAAGAGTCATGGCAAGACGGGCACGCTGTCCCATTTTACCGGGAGCCTTGGCGGCTTTAGCCAACTTAGCAGCCGGAATCGTCTCGCCTTTCTTGACCCCCATAGATGCGCGAAGTGCGCCGGGTTTCTTAATTGCTTTCTGAATCCACTTCTCAGCCATGATTACTTCTTCCTCTTAACGCCTGCTTCGCTCAATGCGATAGCTATGGCTTGTTTACGGTTCTTTGCTAAAGGTGCCTTCTTCGGTCCTTTGGGATCGCGGCCAGCGTGTAGAGTACCGGCTTTGTATTCCCGCATTACTTTCGAAATCTTTTTCTGCTGCTTGGTCATAGCCATGATTAGTAACCCATGCCTCGCTTAGCAGACTTCTTAGCCATCTTCTTACCGCCCATGTG